TTGGCTATCAATGTACGATGACGTTATTGAGAATACGCTAGCCAAAGCGCTAGTGAAGAAAGAGGACAAACTAGTATCATGGGGAGTTAATCGCATAGATAGACAAGGATTGCTGGATGATATTCCCTCAATGCCTGATGATTTTGCACAAGACATCCGTAATATGCGTTTGACAAAGGTAGATGAGGTTCAGGATGCAGTCAGGCACATATCGGATGATTTGGCTGATGAGCAGGCGTTACTTGCTGATCTATCGGATGATTTAGTAGTTCCTGTAAGAGACTCACAGGTAGAACTGTTAGAGGAACTAGTTGATGATTGGATAGCACAAGAAGCGGAACTTCCATCTAACGCTATGTTCAAAAGGCCTAACTCTAATCGAGTGGAACTGACAACTGAATGGTTAGACGATATGAAAGCCAGAACCACCCAGCTCAAGGCTGATATTGCTGAGGAACTGGCTGATCTCACTCCCGGAACTGGACCATATACCAATGCAGTTGCCCGACACAAACAAGAATTAAAGACCCTGATGGATGAGTTCTCAGATGCTTATGTTGCGGAAGCAGCATTGAAGCAACAAGTGTTAAGTCGTGAATTGTTAGGGCAATCAGCGGATACTCTCAGAGAAATCCCAGGAAGGCGCTGGTCTACACGTGGTGATGGGCCTATGTCGTTCTCCAAACTGCAAAGGAATTTCTTTCAGATAAAGGATGATATGAAAAAGGCATCATGGGGTGACCCGAAAGGACTTCCAAAGGTAAGAACAGCAAGAGCAGACTGGATGAACAGGATTGAGGAACTCGTTGGTCCAGTGGATGGGCCCAAATGGAAAGAACTCCAAAGCAAATACCCATCGTTGTTTGAAGAAATCACTGAAGCAGAAGAACTAGCCCGTGTTGCTTTGCAACGATCAGGAGCAGGAGTCCACCCAAACAAAGCAGTTCAACTATTTGAGGAAATGGCTGAGGCTGTGATGGAAGGAGATATTAAAGTATCTGACGCTGCTTTCAAAGAATTAATAACCAGACCTCAAGCATCACTAGGAGTAGGAGAAAGAGCGTACACAGCAGATTTGGTTATTTCAGCAAACTCAAAGCAGAAGAGCAGTATTGCTAATTTGCTGGAAAACGCTAGAAGAGAAAATATGGCTATAGACGCTAGTCCAGTGAATGACATTGATGTGAACCTGATACGTAGAGCAGTAGTGGCTGATTCTCGACAACTAGGTGGAGAATTAGAGTTTGAACTTGGTTTAATGAACGGCAGCAACGTGAAAGCAGGGAAGTTAGGTCCAAAATGCGGTAAGAACCTAGAGAAAGCATTGCCTCACCCTGTAACTGGAGAACTGGTTTACGACATGAGTGTTCAGGAATACGCTGCGCTTGCTCAACAATACAAGGATGAATCAATCTCTATTTTCCCTTCTCGATGGGTTGAGCGAACAGCCAGAAATGCAGACATTGATGGAAGCGTTACCGTATCCAATGGTAAGGCTGTAAGAGTACAAGGCGCTCAGTCAGGAGTAGATTACAGGAGAAGTGGTCTGTATCTTGTTTCCGATAGCCATCCTGACGCTAAAACCCGTGCATATCATTTAGCATTGAATAGGCACGTTGAGGGTGGCTCAATGAGGTCTACATTGACTTTTCTCGATCAGATGGAGGATGTCACCGGAACTATTTTCATGGTTTCTGATGATGTCCCATCAAGAGGAGCAGCAATCAATATCACATTCAATTCTCTAAACCAGTCCACAATGACTCATGAACTTATGCACCTGATGCAGAACCAGAGTGGCGTATTCGGGGATTTAGAGTTGGCGTGGTACAGGAGAAGGATGGCAATGCCAGCACCAACTGAAGAAAACCCATTAGCGTGGCGTGCCAAACCCGGAAAGCAGTACCAAACAATCAGAATGTCTAGTGTTGCAGGATGGGGAGCAGATGAATTAACAGTACCTGATGATCTAATGACGGCGTATGCAGGGAAAACCTACGATAAGGAACTGAACTGGACTGGACTCAAGAACCCGAAACTGCCAAGTGACAAGAATGAACCACTATTCAATTGGGGTGATGGATACAGTAGTAATCGCAGGCCGTCAGAGGCAGTAACAATGGGTACTGAAGGAGCATTCACTATCAAGACCGAAACAGGTTACGACCCATCAGATGTGTTGGAGATAGCAGAATACTTTGACCCTGACACAGGTCGGAAACTAGCAGGAGTTAGTCGTAAAGGCGCAGGAGTATCAACGGGTGAGGCCGATACAGACTACTTATCGTTTATATCAGGAGCATTTGGAGCAATTTAATTCCCGAAATAGAGAACGAGCTGGGGTTTTCTCGACTATTCGACTAGTTTTCTCGACTATTCGACTAGTTTTCTCGACTAAATGGGGATGTCATCATACGATTGCAGAATAGAAGGCGTTCCTGACGTTGCTGATTGCTGCTTCATTTCCTCATATGAGTACAAGAAAGTGCGTTCACACTGTGTGTCATTGAGACTCAGGACTCCTTGTTCTTCCAAATACAACATTGTTTGTTGGAAAATCATGACATTCTGGATGCCACGATCAAATACTGGAGAGACAGTGGAATCGTCATTGGTGTCGTCTACAGGTTTGGGTTCCATTGAAGGCTGATAATAGAACGATGGCTTCAGGTACGACAGCCTAACTTGACCATAAAGTCCCAGGAAATCCTTAATTCTTTCCCGTATCCAGCTCGGGAACTCCACCCATTCATTGGTATGAGCGTTAAATTCCATTCTGAATCGGACCTTTCGGCCTCCAAATAACCAGTAACCTACCCAAATCATATGCTCATGTTATCAGGAATGTGTTTTACCTACGATGAGAATGTCCTGATGTGAGTTATTTTAGTTTCAACTCAGAAAGAGGATTTTTAGAGTGCCTAAATCAACTAAACTATCTGAACTCATTGTGGAGGAAGCGTCTGGTGTAGACCATCCCGCTCACCTTCATGAAGGTTGGATAGTGATGAAATCCACAGAATTGGATGAGGCACTCGATTCTCTCGATGAGGAGACCCATACATCAACTCAAGGAGAACCAGAAGTGGAACTTCAGACTGAAAATGAGGTCACTGAAACTGTAGAAGAAACAGTGGTTGAAGAGGAAGTTGTTGAAACAACCCCTGAACCAACTCCTGTCCTTGCCTCAGTTGAAGGACCAGAAACACATTCAGCAGTTGAGAAGGAGAACACAGACCTTCGCAAAGAGTTGGATGACATCAGGAAGGCCCACTCGGACCTTGTAGAAGAGCGTGAACTAGAGAAAGCGATACATGCTTCCTCTCGTTGGGCGATTCTCCCTGAGTTAAATCCAACAGAATTTGCGCCAGTCTTGCGTTCACTTCGTGCTGCTGACCCAGAAAGTGCTGCAAAGATTGAACAAATCTTCGATGCAGCAACGGTGGCTTTGGGAGAAGCAGGAGTACTGAAAGAACTTGGTACAGACTCTGCTCCCGAAGGAGAAACCGCTTGGGCCCAAATTGAATCACAAGCACAGGAACTCGTTTCCAGTGGTGCAAGTGACTCGATAGCCAAAGCAGTTACCACAATTGCTGAAGAGCAACCAGAATTATACAAAGCCTATATGACCGAGAAGGGGTTCTAATATGGCATACGAAATTCCCGGATTTGACATCGGAACCTTTACGGCTTCCGCTGATCTATCCGCTAAACAGTATTATTTTGTGAAACTATCAAGTGCAACTCAAGTTACGGTATGTGCTGCTGTCACCGATAAACCAATTGGTGTACTGCAAAACAACCCTGAATCAGGTGAGCAAGCAATTGTTCGCTGTCTAGGCATATCCAAAGTATCCGCTGATGCAACTCTTGCAGCAGGGGATGTTCTGGGAACGGCGGCCGATGGTCAGGCGCAGCCCATAAGTTTAGGGTCAGAGACAACCGTGCATGTTTGTGGACAGGCTATTGAAGCCGGTTCCGCAGGTGAGGACTTGACAGCGTTCATCAACATTACGAACGGTAGAGGAGC